TGAAACGATTAATGATTTCCTGAGGACTGAATTCTTTCTCTGGGTCTAATTGGTTCGTGGATAACAGTCTGTATAAACTTGGTGCACAATCACGCAATAAGGCATCACGTAATTCTGGTTTACCACCAATGATATCACGGAACTGTTTACTATTGAATTTGATATCTGGTGCAGATTCAAAGTAAGAATATGGATTACGACCTTTGATCACACATGCCATATTAGCATAGTGCAACATAGTCAACCAAGGATCGAAACCGGTATTATAATCATACACTAACTGTACGGAAGAACCACCACGGTTAGTTTTAGATTTAATGAATTGCACTTCTACTAAGAAGCCATCAAATCCATCTTTTTCAAATACATACTTGCCTTTATATATGAAGCGAAGTAAGTTTTGAGAATAATAGATAGGTCCAGTACCACCAGGGATATTTTCATTGGTTTTCATGTACTGAATTTGTGCTTGTGTCTTTTGGAAAGCCATTTCAGGTTTATCTTTAATATGGTTAATCGCCATAACCGTGATATTGGCTTTTTGGATAATAGGACGCAATCGTTTGTAGAATGTATTGTAAGCAATCGCTAACCGCATATTATAGGTTTGCGTACCTAACTCATCACTGTCTTCTACTTCCTTAGTTTGTAAGGATGGTAAGGAATCTATCAAATACACTGTAGGTTGAGGAAGACAAATTTCTTCACCATATTCATTCAGTTTACCTGTATTATAAAATAGCTCCTTAGTTTCTAGCTTGACTTTAGCTAGATGATAAATATGTTTAAATGCATCTTCGACATAGTCAATAGCAGGCATATAATATTTATCTTTCATTTCTTCTGTTGTGAAATGATTCAATGCTCGAATACGAGATAGGTTAGAAGAACCTTCCGCATCGATATGATAATATTCACCATATTCAAATGGTCTAATAATGTGAGAACCTACTTGTACGCAGAATGATGTTTTAGCTACACCTGGTTTACCAATGACAGTTATAAATTGACCACCAAAAATACCAGTGTTAGCCCAACGTTCAGTAACGTTGTTATTTTTATCTGTAACTGTTAAGAGGTATCCATTTTGATAATCAAGAGGCATAAACCCACTGGAATATCCCATTAAGTTTCTTGCTTCTGCTGTAAAGATACCTTTCTTGTCATGCTCTAATAGAGCGTCATGTAATTTAGCCATATTGGTCTCCTTTCATATGTAATAAATAGTCGAATCGTCTATAATCTATCACAGGATAAAAATAGAAGAGATACCAAAGCGGTATCTCTTCTATGATATATAGTTTCAAACTATATTATTTCATACGAATGATTTTTAAATCATTGGTGATTACCATAATCGTACGATAGTAATGGTAACCTAATTTAGCCAAACGTTCAATGACTTCATCACGATTTGTTTTAACTGTATTCGCATCGAAATCGATGATATACGTAATCGCACTGATATGTTGTTTTTGTGCATATGCACGTAAATCACGTTGATTTAGTACTTTAGCAGATTTGTCATTGATGTGGAAGCGTTCTGCTACTTTAGCAAATGCTTCATCAGTGATTTCATTCAATCGTGTTACGGTATGTGTGTGACGTGCTGGACGATATGTGCGAATTTCACATACGCCATCGTCATTGCGTTTATCACTAATGTCAAAATACCCTTTTTGACCACGAGCTGGTACATCAAGTGTATTCATAGTTGTATTAATGATTTCATAGCAATAGCGACGGTCACTATAGCGAATCATCAAACGATTCACCACATCACGATTCATATCACTACGTGTGATGAATTGTACAAATGGTAATGATTGACGAGTATTCAAGGAAATAATCGCATGGAATACTTGGTTTTCTTTATCAATTTTATACGCATAGATGAATGCATCACGGCTATAGTAATTGATAAGGTCTTTACCGTTATCTAATGAAATGGATACTAATAATACATCTGTATTATATCCATCATTGGATGGCATTACGAATGGATTGTAATGACGATGGTCGAAACGTAATGTAGTTTTTGCATTCAATACTTTACTGATTTCAAAATGTTGACCAAATTCATGGGATACATCCATATGGTTTACTTCATCAGCAATACCATCGGATTTAAAAATATCCAATCCGAATTTGTTGTCTGCTACCGTATGAATGCGTGCAAATTTTTCAGTTTTGTCAGTGACTGTCCATTGAGGTGTGTTTGTTTGGTTATAAACGAAGATCATAATAGGTTCGTGCCTTTCATTTAATAATAGATCTAAAAAGTGAATCTCAATTACTTGTAATGTCACGAATAGAAAAAAATAAGAGAGATGGCATTCACCAACTCTCTTATTCTCGTGCACATAGGATCCTATCTACGCAAGATTACTTGCTAGATTTTTTAGGACGACCAGGTTTACGTTTTGCTGGTTCTTCCTTTTTAGATTCTTCGTTTTTAGGAGCTACTTCAGCTACTTCTTCCGCTAATTTACCAATATACCGTTCATAGTATTTGATAATATTTGGGTAGTCCTCAGCTGGAAGCGTATCGAATTGTACACGACGTGCACCATCGCGACCTTTCTTCGCATCTTTAATGCGTTCATTACGATACATTTTGAAGAATTCTTTCAAATCCTTCTTGCCCCATAAGTATTCTTTCTTAGCTTTCTTAAGTTGTTTCTTAGAAAGTTTAGATTCTTTCACTTCTGGAGCTAACAAAATTTGTCCTTCCATTACACCAAGTAATAGACGACTGATCGTATTGTATACTGCTGTTTGTGGCACTGTAAAGTTTTCGATAGCTTTAGATTTCTTTTCCAATGCGATGGAAATCATAGCATTGCGAACGATTTCTTGATCAGCACCATCTAATGCGATATTGTAAATCGCTTTCAATGTATCAATGTTGTTTAATTCAGCACCAACGTGTACAGTGTACTTGTTATCGGCTAAGCGTTCTACACCACGTTTTTGCACTTTGTACAATGCTTGGTCTAATCTAAACATGTATTTTCTTACATTGAATTTGTTTAGGTATTCAACTGGAACGATATTGGCAGCGATGTCAATAGCGAATTCTTCTTTGATACCTAATTTCATCAACTTCTTAATGATCTTCTTAGCAGATACTTTTACAACATCTGCCACAGTATCACGCAATTCTTTGTAATACTCGATTGCTTGACGTTGACGTTCTTTTTGTTCATCACTAGGAACGATACCTGGTTCTGTTTGGAGAGATTTTTCAATCGCCAAATAGGATTTTTCCAAGTAATCCACTAGCATTACATGTAAACCTGCTGGCACATCATCTTTAAAGTTATAATCTTTAACGATTTTGCGTAGAGGTTTTACAAACATTTTCATGGAGGTGATAAGGTCAATGAATTGATTTTCATAACGACGTTCTTCACCTCTAAAAGAATCCATGAAATAATAATCCACAAGCGGAATTAAATTATCCGCAATATGGGATTTCAATTCATCTTTACTCATCTTTTTCAAGCGTTTATACTTGAATTCAGACAAGATTTCTTTGCCACTAGTCTTTTTCATAGCGTACTCCTTCATTATAAAAAGAATAAAATAAATGAACTAATAATCTGTTCCAGACCGATTAGTTCTTAATAAAACTCGCGACAGATTTTACTCTGTCAGAGAAATAATATATAAACGAATAGGTAGTTAGCCTATTCGTTTATATAGAATTGATTAATATTTATCCAAGATGGAATCCATATCGAATTCATCATCGGAATCATTGTTAGTATCTTTAGTACCATCGTATGCAGAGAGTTTATCTAACGCATTATTGAGTACAGAGCTAGTTTGTGTTTTATTCAACTCTTCTTCTACTCGTTCAATTCGATTGATAATCACTTTGATACGTTTATCTGGTACAGAAAGACCACTTAATAGCAATACCAATACGTTGAGTTTATCACTTTCTTCATTTTGAGCAAAGTGTTTGAAGTCTTCGATTGGTTCACCATAGAAGTTACGGATATTTGGTAAGTTTTCGTTGAACTTACTATTCAATCCTTTAGTAAGGTATGCGATGAAGCCCATGCGTTTTACTGTATGATCATCTTTTTCGGAACAGTCCATGCAAGTAGCTTTAACGGAATGATCTAATAGTACAGAATCCAATGTTTCATCGGCACCAATAGAATCTTCGTAGATACCTGTTAACACATCCATGAAGATCAGTCCTGGGACGGAGATGATTTTACGCATATCTTTATCATCGATCATACCATATGGAGAAGAGTGAGAGAAGTCACCACGAACCGCAGAGATCATAGTAACGATTTCTTTATTCACTTCATCCATTTGTTTATTGGTTGGTAAGTTAGCACGTTTTTCATTATCGAATAACATGTAAGAACCACCCAAGTCAGACATTTCTTTCAAGTATTGAAGTGTATTGCGTTGTGCACCAACGGATTCACCCAATGTAGGAAGAATACCCACATTAACGAAAATTTTATTTTCGTCTTTACGGAAGTAGTTACGTAGGATATCTGTTAGGATAGGACCCATACCAGAACCAGTGCCACCACCAGTGGAATTAACGACAAAGACAATGTCAGTTTGATCCATAAATCGTTTGAACGCTTCATCCTTAATCAGCTCCTTGATGTTTTCTTTCACAAAACCCTTTGCGATAGAACGGTCTTTACCAGACCCAGAACTGTCACCGAAGATGATCGCATCCATTTTAATATTCAATGTATCAAGATCTTTTTCAGATGCATTGATAGCTAATGCTGGAATGTCTTTCGTTGCTAACCCTAATGCAGCAACTTGATTACCTGCATTACCAATACCTATAATACCGACTTTCAACATAAAAAGTCTCCTTTCACTAAGTTATATTCTACCTATATTAATAAGTCGTTTACTACGACACCCATCTCTATCACTAACCCAATCTAGCATATTCATACCTTGGGCTGAATATTCAAGCGTATCCAAATACTCTCTCAGATCAGATTTCAAGAATGGAATATTGAATCGGATAGAAGATGTTGGTTCACTATGACTATACCATTTTACAGGTTTATCAAAGGTATCAAGAGCACAATCTCCAAGAAAATGACATATGTCAGAATGGTATATGTCTTTAAATATTTCTGGATATCTAGCCCAGACTAATGTACCAGATGATTTTTTAAACGATTTATACTTGATAGAGATTCCACCAAACTGTTTATGTGATAGACGAGTTAATGCCCCCACCATAAAATCAACCGATGTATTAAATCGAGTATATTCATCGTCTTGGGCAGATGTGTCATCTACCGTAATCATATAACCATCATAAAAATCATTCGAATCTAGTGTCTGAACCTTATCAATACCGAACCCATCATATTCAGTACCAAATCGAAATATGTCTTCAATACGACTAAAATCGGATTCTAATTGAGTAAGTAATTTATCTACAACTAATAACTCGATATGTTTATCTGCATATAAACATATAGGTTTCAGTCGATCAATAAGTTTGGCATCATATACAAATTTAGGTACTCGATTTTCCAAAATATCACGCAATACCTTTCTCAAAATGATATCATCACTTCGATATGTGTGTCCACCAATTCGATACATGATTTGTGGTTCTGTTGGCATCGAGCGATATTCACTCTTAACATTAATACCTAACAATGTTAATACTCGCCTGAAGAATATGGCTTTATTGATAGACTCATATGGGAGATGGTCACACTCATGAGGAAGGATGATAGTATATGGATGCAAATAACTAAAATAATCATATTCCTTAGTCATGTTATATTCCTTAGACATGGCATTCTCCTTTCGGAGGCATAAAGGTTGTGTCACTAAAATATTTATTACCAAAAGCTGTTTGCCATTGGTTTAAATAGCTAGCAACCATCATCATATCCTCATCGTCAACGTAGTCGAGTATCTCGAAATGAATCCCATGAAGATAATTGCCCGGAGTACAATTATAGTCAATAAATTGAATATCTCGACCGATCATATCAAAGGCAGCTTTTACTGCTGATTTGATCCTATCTAAATATTCTTTAATATTAGCAGGTAATAGTGTTTTACTAGTAACTGTAATATACTGATTACTATGTATATGACCATTAGCAAATGTATAATAGTCACCACTCTCATCTTTGAGCGTCATATCAGTCGAGCTAGCTTTAGTATCAAACTCAACGAGCATCATATTCTTATTCATATCTGGGATAGACCAGAGTTGTTGTTTTAAGAAATTTATGTCATTGACATTAGTTACTCCATCTATTGTCATATAGGTAGATTTCAAGGCAACTAACCCTATCGTTTTAAATACAATATCTAATTGACCAGGGATAGTTTTGAATGTCTTAATTTGTTCAAATGTGGTTCGAACGAAAATAGCATCCAATTTAGCACTAGCTTCTGCTAATGTTATATGATGCATAGAAATATCACGAATTACATCCTTGATGATACTGATATGATCTAATGGATATAGGTGTGTAGGAATATATCGCATAATATGGTTAATTACCGAATCCAATACTTCATCAGAGTTATTGGAGAATAAATCATATTTACGAATTCCTTTTTCTGTTTCAATTACAGTTGTGGCCTCTGCGTATTTATGGGTACCCTGAATAATGGCACTTTGTACATATAACGCATGACCTAAACTATTAACAAAATTCACTGCATCATTTGGTGTCTTTTCGCAATATTTAGGAATATACGTAAAGATGGATTGGATATAGGGACTTGACATACTGAACTACTTCCTTTCTACAACTAATGTACCATTTGTGACAAACCCAGCAGCTCCAGCATGACCGCCACCACCAAAGGATTCGGCGATCTTGTTAACAAGAATGGATTTCTCTGGATGTTTACCTAAGCGATAAATGGAATATTCCATTTTACCATCGGCATTCATAAAGAATACTAACCCAACTTCGTAATCATTCTTAACGGTTTCGAAGATGAAGCTACCACGATCTAATGTGTTAATAGCAATGGCATCAATATCTTCAAACTTGCGAATGTAGCATTCAAATCCTGCTCGTTGTAAGTTAGTTACAAATGTACGGTTTTTGTAATCTACGATTGGTTTACCTGATGTCATAATTTGACCAGCAACATCTTGGGATAATTTCATATCAAAGAATGCATCCCAGAAATCACACGATTCATTACTTGGACGTTCAAACTCAGCATAGAAACCATCATTGAACATGAGGTTTGTGATATAGTCTTCATATGTAGTGAATCGCCAAGTATCATATAACCCAGCCATACGAACGGATTTAGGGAATAAGCCATCCATAGATGGACTTAATAGTGATTCTAATGTCACTTCACAACCATTGACATTCACTTCCATACCAGGGTCAAATAGTGTTGTTTCATCTAGTTGCACAACACTTCTAAAGAAATGAAGGTAGGTTAGTTCACAAGCCGCTAATCCATTAATGCGTATGCCTGGAACCGCATTAATATTTGGATAGTTTTTGTATTTATTGATAGATGAGATGTGATGATCAATCCATATGATATGATCAATACCTACACGATCTACGAGTTCATCAAAATATTGAACAGGAAGACTGAAGTCTAAAATAAATACATACTGTGATTTCTTTAACTTACTGAAATCGAATTCCATATCATAATGAGCTGATATGAATTTAAATGTTTTCTTTCTCCATAATGGAGATAGTTTAGCACACATGGCTGACGTATAGCCATCCATATCATTGTGATGGATGCATAATACATCAAAATCTGTGTTAGGTTTGTTGGCTGTCATACCAACATTCATTAGGTTTTCCATAGTACCCTCCTAAAATAAAATATAAGTAGTCGATATTTTTCGGATCATAGAAAAGTAGTAATTTTCCATATCCTAGACTACATACTAGCATAATATATAAACACAAATTAGGTTATATATTATATTGGTGAGTCCCAATATTGTATATTATTTAAAGGAGTAAATGACATGAAGGATATTCAAATTGACTATAGTCTATCCCCTACCGATTTGGATTTAAATATTGAGCTTCTACCAGAGTTTTATAACCCTGAAACAGTAGGACCTCGTTTACGTGTAATGGATTGGCATGAATCATTCGTTACAGACATGCTAACCAATAAAGGGTTTATTGTTAAGAGTAAACCATTCAAAAAGAAACTAAAAGATAAAGACGGTAATATCATGACACGAAACACGAAAGAGATGGATGGTATCCATTCTCCTCGGTTCGGGTCTGATTGGCAAGATGAAAATGCATTTGCTGAACGGTACCGTTGTTCTTGTGGGGAAACGATTGGTAAATTCTATACTGGTCAAATCTGCCCACACTGTAACACAAAAGTTAAATTCGTCGATGTTGATTTAGATATGTTTGCTTGGCTTAAATTAACCGCACCATTCTATATCATTCAACCATTGATGTATATTAAACTTAAAGATTTCTTTGGTAGTGATACATTAGAAACTATTCTTGAGTTTAAAAAAGAAATGGATATCGATGGATACTATAAAGAACCTAATACGGATGATAAAAAGAACCCATTTGCTGGTATTGGTATGGTTGACTTCAAAGAGCGTTTTGAAGAAATCATGTATTGGTTCAAAAAGAAAAAGAAGAATAAAGCTGAGCTATTTGATAATATCATGATGGATAAACATAAGATATTTATTCAAGAAGTTCCAATCTTCTCATCTGTACTTAGACCTGTATTCTTCACCAATGAAGATTATTCCTATACAAAAATTGATACCTGTTACAATGCGATGTATGGTAACTTTGAACGATTGAATGAAGAATCAGATGGGTTAAACCAACGAAATATCGCTAAGGTAAATAAGAATTTATTCCGTGCTCAAACTAAACTTATGGAAGCCTACAGTATTATCTTCACCTCTCTTACCGAGAAAGAAGGTCATATCCGTAGAAACATCTTAGGTGGTAAAGTTAACTTCAGTTCTCGTAACGTAATCATTCCTGATGCGAAGTTACGCTCCTATCAAGTTCGTCTTCCTTATGTAGGGTTCATGGAACTCTATAAAGAAGAGATTATCAACCTTATCGTTAAATTAACAGGTGTAAGCTATAATGTAGCAGTAGATGAATGGTTCAAAGGATATCGTAAATTTGATCCAAAGATTTATAAAATCATTCAATATATGCTAACGAATACAAAATATAAGAATAAAATCTTATTAAACCGAAATCCAACGATTGATTTTGGTTCATTCGTATGCATGGAAATTGTAGAAGTGAAGAAAGATTACGATGACCTTTCTTGTAGTCTACCAATCTCTATCCTAACATCATTAAATGCAGACTTCGATGGTGATGTGTTGAACATCATCTCATTGAAAACAAATGAGTTGAAGAAATCCTTCGACCAAGTATTCAATCCCCATAAATCATTGGTTATTGACCGTAATACAGGTCGATTCAATAACAAGTTCTCATTGATTAAAGACCAATTGATTGGATTGTATCAGTTCTGTAATAAATAATAAGAAAGGATGTACTCGCTCGAGTACATCCTTATTTTTTTATGTTAAAATGAGTATATGACATACGCCATATACTCATTTCATGTATTTTTGTATAAGAGAAGATTTTATGGTAAGTTAGCCAAACCAAGATACAAGACAACCAATCTTGCATTACCATATTGTTTTCATTTATAAGTACTTCATTAGACAAGTCTGTAGAGGTGATACTAATGAATCAAGCCATAGTAAATTCTAGTCTGGCACATACCGTTGGGAATGTGACATTCCAGATGACAGAATTCATTAAAAGTTTATTCACTCCTAATTTTTTTAGGCATACTCATATCTCTAGTCGTATGGCGTATAGAGAATTTAAGATAAATGAAAATCGTCAAGAAGCGGCCTTCATTAAGAAGAATCGTCCGATTTTGATTATTAGACCCCACTTAGAAGTTAACGATGATATCTTTTTATCAGGTTCTATGTTCACTCGTCTATACAATGGGACGAACTTCAGTAAGAACTACGGTCAATTCCTTCCACTATTCCGTGATGATGTGAATGATATCTCATTATCCTACTTTACGAATCGATACCGTGTGGTATTGCAGGTCACTATGATGTTTGATACGGCATACCAACAAGTGAATGTATATAGTTCACTACTCAATCGATTTAATGAGAATCAAATATATTGGCAACAAACGGCATTAGAATGTTTCATGCCGGGTCAGATTGTGGAAGAGATTTCTACACTATCGGGAAAACCAATTCGAAACGAAGAAATGTCTGTTAAACCATTCTTAGAATATCTAACAGGTCATTCTAATAAATACTGGACGTATAAAGAAAAGACAGCTTCTTCTCATGAAGAATTCTTCTTATATTATCCAGTGACGATGGAATATGTATTCACAGATATATCCATGGATGATTTAGCTAAGCACGGTTCAGTATCTGAATCAGCAAATATCAATTTTACACTAACTGCTGAATTCAATACCATGGGACAGTTCCAATTGAGTACAGAACGTGACGATAAAGGGTTTAAAGCCAATATGGGATTGGATATCGGGAGTACAGATGGTATCAATATCAGAACATACTATACACCAACAATCCAATTTGGTGAAGAAGATGAAAATGGATACCGTTTATTATTCACAAACATGTTCCAGATTGAAGAAGATTTAGAACCACGAGAACCTGATGTATTAGATTTATCTAAACTATTAGGTGACTCAGTACTCGATGAAATCTTACAATATCATGATAGTCATGGGATTAGTACAGATATTCTATTCAATTTTATTATCTTAAAAAATGAAACGATCCTAAAAGGAAAGAGAGAAAAACCGGGAGATAAAATTGACTATGTTGTTGATTTACCTCATAAACGGGTTCTCATTTACAATAAAAATGTGGATGCTACCTATCGGATTCTTATCTATGTGAATAACCTATACATTAATCAAATTAGTGATAATATTAGTGATTTACAATCATATTATGAGTATGATTATAAAGATAGATAGTTATATTGGAGGACGTAATGAAGATTAAAAAGATTAAGCAATTATTAAAAGATATTCGGGAATTCAATCAACTCTCTGAGAATGAAGTTCCTGTGGGTGAAGGTCCCTTACGAATTGGTGCTCAATTGATTCGTATCGTGAAACAAAACAACCACCCAAGTTTTAAATCCATCTGCAAATTCATTGAATCCATTGATGCCAATGAAATCGTTGAAGAAACCGATCGCATTAATGCATCGATTGGTGCTCCCATCTTTGTAGTTATGGGTAATCCAGACTCTCCAGTAAAAGTAGTATTATTGAATACTCGTTTCGGATATATTGGTATGAATGTGGTTCCTGATGAAGTCATTCGTGAAGAAATGAAGCATCAAGCTGAAGTACCTGAGCTGGATGATGAACAAGTTATCGATATTTTAAAGAATGTAAAAATCGATTAATGACTAAGTGTACTAGACAATTTATACGTCTAGTACACTTATTTTGCATCGACAAGAGATTAATGTATTTAACAGTAAAGGAGATTTTGGATTATGTTAGGCAACAACACGATTATCAATGAAGTCAGTATGGTTGAGTATCTTAAAAATAGATACAAATTACCATTAACGAAAGAACAAGAGCAACGAGCTCAAGCATTCTTTGATTCAATTGATAACAAAAAAGAGAATTCATCTGTACACTTTATTTCCCATAATAGCATTGAATCCCTTGATGGGGTATTAACACTTAACCGTTCGATTGAAATTGATCGTATGATGGAAAGTGTGTACACAGAAGATATCGTATTCTCTCTATTCCCAGTACAACCAGGAATTTTATCCGAGACTAGAGTTAAAACACATCATAATACAAAGTTAGACTCGATCTCATACCCAGACCCAGTAGTGGATCCTAATATGACATACAATATTATCGTCATCCGCTCATTCGAATATTATATGCGTAAAGATATCGTTGATCGTATTATCAGTGATTCTATTACCTATGATATAATTATATTGAATACCGCTTTGGATATTCCTATTGACGGTATTATCTTCGAAGATATCGACGAAGAAGAATTTAAACGATTAGGAACTAAAGGAGAAGAAGCGTAATGAGTACACGTCAATTATCTTCCATCCGAGATTCGTATCTATACTCCATTTTCAATCATGGTAATAAAATGGATAACTTGCTTAAAAATTATTTAGCAAAATCCGTTGTAGTAGATGCGTCTGCTGTTGATGAAGCAATTAGTAACATTCGCAGATACTTTAAGTATCCGCTTGTGAATGATGTATTGAACGCATTCACACATAAAGATGGTTTATATGGTAAAATGCTACCAATTGGATCGAATATTAACTTCCAATTACCACCTCCACTCCCATTCTTTTTAGCTGGTAACCAACAAAACTTATTTGGTATCGCGGTATTAGACCGTGTCGCTAACTATGCGAAAGATGATAGTGGTCGAATCGATGTAGATCCAAAGAAACTCTATGTATTACTTGAATCTGCCTTTATCGCTAGAGTGGTTCAACAAAACTTCTCTAAGTTGAATAACACAACTCTTTACACAGAAGGGGCTTCTGTGTATGCACACATGTTAACTCGTGTATTGAATAAATTATTTGCGTTAAATGTCGATAAAGTGGCATTTGCTAAAGTATTATACTTAACGGCTAAATACTACTTCTTAGCTATTTTGAAAATGCAAGATAACAGCATGGTGCAAAATTATGCATTGAAAGTATCGGGATTAACTGAAATTGCTGTACGTGATATCGAAGCAGCATTCAAACCTGAAGATTATGCAACGATTGCTACATTCATTACCAAATTACAAGAATCTGCGTATATGGTCACTAACACAATGAAAGATTTAACAGTTCGTGGTTATGTAGAAGCATTCTGTAAAATGTATGGTGATGCTGCCTTGTTTGCATTGGAAAACTTCAATTACTTTATCTTTAATATTGCAAGTGCTGTAAATGGTGGTTTCTTGAATAACCAATATGCATTTGATGATATCATTGGTAAATCCGGTGATAAACTTTATGCCGTAGTAGCAAACTTTGCGAAAGGTAAATAACTCACTATAATCGTTTCTCATAAAGGAGTTAACTGACTATGCCTGAAGATATTACTAAGGATATGGTGAAGAAGGATCTAGCATTAGGGGATCTAAATCCTAAGATGTTTAGACAATTCTTTGCTGATATGCAGATTAAATCCTATCAATACGACTATCAAATCCAACGAGATTTAGTCGCTTATCACGAAGAACGATTTACAACGGCTCAGTTAAAAACTGAAGTGGGGATTAAAATGTTTGATGACGTGAACTCTGAACGAGTTCTCGTCTTCCCTATGAAACATCAGTTTATTGCAACAGGTCGTCGTAAAGCTTGGCGTGATTCTGCAATTTACAATAAAGCTTTGACATTCGATGAAATCAATCGTAATCGAAAGCTTTTTAAATACAACGTACTAGTGTTCGTGGATAACAAGTTAATTACGAATATTAGAATTAAACCGAACGAGGAGTTCACATATATCTACTTTAGACGTAAAGATTTGGCTAAATATCTTATCGATACACCTAAAGTAATCAATGTTCTCTTCATTCCAAATGCTATCGTTTCTGTAGCGGAAACGATTAATGCAACCAATACAGCGGGTAGTAAGTTATTATTGAATGCATTCTATTCTACTAAACGTGAATTCAATGTAACGGATAACTACTTCGCTATCTTCCAAAATAAACAAACATTGGAAACTGAATTTACAGGTGGTGTACATTATAACCCAGACTATACCAACTTTACATTTGATGGTATCAATATCGCTGATTATGCTGATACACACCGTGTCATCTTAGTGGGTACGGAACTATTATTCAAAATCAAAGCGGTAAGTGCAACACAACGCTTCGTTGATTTTGAACTACAAAAGATGCCGTTACCTAAAGATGATATTATCGTATTATATAAACACCCAAACCGTAGAGATTATGTACCAAACGATGGCACTGTGGTCTTAACGGAACACTATCCAAACATTATCGAAATCAGTAATCCTCAGAAGTATCAACTACTCTTGATTGCTTTATATGATGAAGCTACACAAAACCATCATATTAAATTCGATACCGAAATGGATTTCTACTTAGAAACAGAACGATTGTTAGATCGCTATCAACAAGGTTCCGTTCCTGAGATATTGCAAAATTATAAACCTGCTGATTGGGACTATCGCCTCAAAGATTACTTTGAAAAGAACGAAGGTATCCATGCAGTGGATATGACAGATCGATGGAATCCATTCCATTATAAGATGAACACGATTAGTGGTCTGATTAAACTTTGGTCTGAATTCTATCTTGAGTATGAACGTAGAACATACGGTTTCTTAACTGGTTGGTATCATGATATCTCCAAATGGAGTGCTGAACATCTAGCATCTAAGGAACGTAACTCTACAGAACAAGATGTGCCAGTCGATCCAACAGGTCATATCCAAGTTGACCATAAAACATTTGCGGAAACGCAATATGTGTTTACCTATAAAAATGATATGAAGTTTGATGATGCAAACTCCTATCTATTCTATATTGATGGTAAAATGGTAATTCCATCAGCTATCATTGTACATAGAGGATTCCAATATGTATATTTACCAAAACGATTAATCAAACCTGATTCTATGATTGAAGTAGAACGCTTTGATGGTATCAACTTTGGGTATTGGATTCCATCTGTTCCTGAAGAAGGATTAACTCTCCCTCTTAAGGGTATCATTAAGACATCTACGGTAGCTAATTCATTCTTCTTAACAAACAAAGAAAATGAATACGTCAATGATCGGTATGATGTATTTGTGATTGATACAGAAATGGACAATGTTGAATCTAAATTAGATTTGACTAACTCCGTATACTATATCTCTCCTAAGATGAAACTTCGTATTGTTCCTAAAGAACGTGCGAATGCTAATAAAGGTGTATTCTTACGTGCTAATAACCAATTAGTTACATTCACTCGTAAGAATAGTGGTGATGATTATCTACGTAATATTGGGGTTAACTTCAACTTACAAAATTACATCACTAACGTAAAACAGGATGTGAAACCACGTCTTCGTATTTATACGGAAGATGGTCGTTTATTCTCTAAGAACTCTTATGTTATCTACAAACATGATAATTTTAAACAACGTCCAAAATTCAATCTACCGATTAAAGCTGGTGAAACAGCGTTCCATCGTATCGCCTATGTTGGGTATGATGAACGATTGATCTATCATCGTCGTCATGTTCGTAATGATGGCTTTGTTGATTTGGAAGGTAAGACAACTCGTCCAATCTGTTTAGCCTACCATGATATCTATTTGAATGGTGTACGTCTTCATAAGAAAGATATTAAAATCATTGCACCATTTAAGTTTATTATCACAACCTTAAAGAAACATAACACATTGGATAACCTTGAAATTTATGAAAAGGTACATGCGTCTGATGCTATGTTTAAATTCGATATCGATGAAGATTCTGCGTACTTAGCAGACCGTCTATTCAATAAAGATAAAGAATACCAAAAACACGTATTAGATTCTCTTGAAAAGATTAATCCTGATGGGAAAATCAAAGATTTGAATGAAATTCGTAACTGGTATAAAGACTTATTGGATGACTGGTTCTTTAATCGATTCGTGAATGCCGACCGTCGCTACGACTTAGAGTTATATGAACCATTATTTGATGAGAATTATGGGTATCGTGTACTACTCAATGGTGATGACCGTGTACGTTGGCATGTGACACAAGAAAATCGTTTCTATATGTGGCATGATAAAACCCTAGAAGAAACAGGTGGTGTCAATCCTCCTCCTAGAAACGTATATGAAGGATTAGCAAACGATAACATTCCTGATGATACTCGAACTATCACGGAACGAGAATATATCGAAAATGGTATTTCATTTGGTAATGTTAAAACGATCTATGACTATGATACAGAAATTCTTCATGAACGAGAGGAAGAAACTCCAGAACCAACTGAATTAGATGGCGTGGATTTACATGATTTGAATCCAGCTAACTATAAAGTGATTCATGACCGTGATACTGATGAAGATGGAGCTGGTTATAACCGTACTCATATTAGTACATACACTAAACCAAAACGCTCTGTAAATCCTCATTCATTACCACAAGATCCACCAAAAGATGTAACGATTGTTCCATTCGTAGATCCAAATCCTCGTATGCCTGAACATATTGCTACACCTGAACCAACGTTACCTGAACCAGGTGAATATGAACCATTTGTGGAACCAACTGATTCGGTGATTAAGTTCTTAGGTACTAATCCGTTTACTGATGAAACGAAAGCTAAGTTGACAGTAACGGTTGAAAACGAATTTGATCATACGATTCAAACAGTAGCACATGGTGCATCTGTGAATGCTAAAACATTAAATGCGTTACGAATTACTTTCGTATCCACAGAAGCATTATCTCGTAAGTATTATGTGAAAATCGTAGATGCTGATAATCATTTGGTATATTCACATATGTTAACGAATAAACCAGATGATCAAATTAATCAAATCATTAATATCATTCCAGGTTCCATGACAATCACTATTGAAAACCATGACCCAAGTCGTGGTGAAGTTAAATATCCATTATATATGGAATTTAACGGTGGTTTCCCTGATGATGGTTTACTATCTAACGGTAAATGGGAAAATGATGAAGATATTGATGACCCTAAAGTGTTCGTAGAAGATACGTATTCATTATATAATGAATTTTCTAATACAAGTACGTTTACGATTACGAAAGAAGGATTGGTAGGCCCTACCAATAAACTACTAATCATTCGTGATTTAGATAGTGGTAAAATTATCACTCGTCAATTCTGTAATCCAAATACTGGTAAATTGAATATTACGTTACATAAACCAATTACACGTATTTCAGTTGCCTATGAACCATTACCACAAACAGTCAAAGAAATTCATATTGACACCACATCTCCACTATTTACGGATCATGTGAAGTCGGTAGAAGTTATTTCTAATAAGACTGAAGGTGTATATGTTGATAGTAACGACACTATCGTTATGGATACATTACATGATGGAATGGTACGTGTTGATTGTGGTTCCAGTGTTATTCGTGTATTCCTTAATACGGCAGTTAATGTTAAATCAGCGTTCTTTGATGATGTACGTAATATTGTCAATGAGCCTGAAATTAATCCAACTATCCATGAAGTTACATTTGGGGAAAATGGATTCTTTATTGATATCCCTGTACCAGATGCAAGCAATTTCAAAGAGGGTGATGCGTACTTAACATTGTTTAATGCTAAGAACATTTTGAAACTTCATTTATTATCCTCTATCTCTGATGAAATTGGTCATGTGATTATTCCAAACTCATCCAATATGACTGGTGAACGGGTAGATGATATTGGTAAATATAGAGATAATCTATATCCATTATTTGCTAATGGAAAATCCAATATGGATGTAACCTATGTATCTCCAGTGGTGTTGAACAATATTCCGAATAAAATGGTAACTGTTCGTGTCGGTACTGATGAAGGTACTGTATCTGCTGTTGCATTATATGATCAATATAAACCAATTAAGCAATTGACATTCTCTGCACATTCACCATTTAACGAATATTTCTTAAAGAGTGAGCCCGTAGACCATATCTATAGAATGGAACTTGGTCAATCTGACGTTGATATTGTTGACATATACACCTATTCAATTGATATTGGTAACTCAACTCCTGCTCAATATTTAGATAGAATCACATCACCTACAGATGTACAATACTTGAAATATATTGATGGATCTGTACTTGTATTTAACTTTGCAAAAGATAATAAGGGTAATCGAATCAATGAAGGTTTCTTCGATATTATCTTTACGAAGAAGGATACCGGTGCCGTTGTTGATTCCTATCGCTACGATAACCGTAAGAAAGCGGTTCGTGCATTAGGTGATAATGCTATGCGGTTAGATGAACGCTATGATAATTGTATCATTACTATTAAACGGTATATTCCACCAAGATGTCTTGAATTGACATATGGTGCCGGTGTACCAACAGATTGTGTATTAAGTTCTGATGGTTGGAGAAGTGGACAATTTGCTCCTGATACATTCCCTATGTATGGAGAAAATGAAGTCAACTTAACACGTACCATCACAATCGAAAATGACCAACTGTTAAACGTAACTGGTACTGAATCTAAAGTGTTGGTCGTAACTGATAATCGAACTGGTAAAGATTTGGCTGTATTTGCCACTGATACCTATGGTATGCCAGAGTCAATTACCTTTACCGCTGAAAACCCATCGTATGGTTTTACGTTACAATATAGACCATTACCATTGATTCGTGTTAATGTAGGTAATGCTCTTGATTTATGTAGTGACATCATAAGCTATTATGGTGATTTAGTGATTTCTAAGGTTACGAATACAACGAGTCATTGGTTATATTTAGTGAATCGATTAGATGACTTTAAAGTTACTTTTAAATTTAAAGATCGAGCTATTAATCTATATCATTTAGAAACAGCAACGATTCCTATTCCGATTGATATCAGTGCACTTGTTGTTAATGAATCTAACTTGACATCTGAAATCCATAAGAATGCCGTTGATGGATACCATATTACGATGAAACCTGTTGTTAATAATGCGGGGTCTTCGTTTACGATTAGTAAAACGAATGTACCTACACTTGATGGGTTCCGTAATAATATTGCACGAGCTAAAGGTCTAATCGATAAAGTAGCTATATTAGGACTATCTAAAGGTTCTACTCATACCTACTTAGATCTCACAGTCACACCTCAAATTCCTGAAACTGTGTTACCTAGAGATCAAATTAGATTACGTTCTATGGCTCCAGTAACACCAGAGGATATTGTATACAAACCTAATACGGTTGAATTATATCCAGATTATCGTCTATATTACCAAAACCCATTAACTAAAATTAGTAATGGATACTCATCTAACGTGATTGTGTATTTAGATGAAGTGTTTAAACATGCTCCAGATATTGCTACGCAATACGTATGTGTGAAAGATGCTGATAATCAAGTGGTTGATTATTCTGTATTGAGTAATAAGAATGCGTCTAAATCTCTCACTATCGAACCTGTATACAATAAAAATGTATATAAGATTGATGTGTCGGATACTAACCATCTATATCAAATTGGATGTAGTGTAGATACAGCTAAGTCTATGATTGATATTGGTATTGATACAATGACTACGTGTACATTACAAGATGTACATCAGTTAAACCGTAAGGTTGTTAAAACACCATTGCCTATTTATACCGCTATCTCATTTGGTAGACAAACTGATACTAAACTTTACTATACTGATTTTGATAATGAATATATTCGTTTTGAATCAACACCTTCTAGTACGACTAAAGGGTATGCTATCCTAGACGATAATGGTCATTACATTAATTCCGTTGAAATCAATACCAATAAAGACCATTACTCTCAAATGGCTATCCCTAATACCTATCGTTCAAATACGGGTATGATTATCTTTAAACGTATGGATGCTATGAATCGTATTTCAATCGAAGGGTTCACTGCTGAAAACGGATATTGTGATATTCTATCTGGTTCTGGTCCTCAAGTTACATCGATTGGTCCTAAATCATTAGGAACTGGTATTTGGGATATGAGTGAATTGACGTATAATGTGGGTGATATTCTAGCCATTCGTATTCATGCTGATGTTGTTGAAAACAATGATAAATCTGTTATCGTTGTATATGAACGACATAATGGTGTGGATAAAATTGCTGGTATGCGGCTTCTTGATAAATCCTATTCAAGAAACCCTGAAGATAAGTTAGATATTCCATTTATTACTGGTCATAACCAAGGTGCTCATTATATCGTTAAATTAATGAATACTCGAGATGTTGGGTTAGGTGATCTTGTTACTATGACAATTGATGGTCAATCGGGACTACCAATCAATACGTTACATAATAACTATATGGGTGGCGTAGTGAATTCATTGTCATTTATTAATATGATTAAACCAGCTAATCGAACATTCTTTACAACAGAAACCTGTGTAAATGATGGTAATATACCAGTTATCTTTAATAGCATCGGATTCAATCATAAACCGAATGACGATCGTACACAATGTACTATTACGACGCCAAGAAAAGTTAAAGTATTAACTTCGGTTGAATTTAGACTATTTACTCAAGTTCCTGTTACTGAAGGGTATGATTATAAATTTATTGGTGTAGGTTCAGAAACTAAAGAACTTTCTCCTATTATGACAAATGGGTGGAAGTCTGTTACTGTAAATAACATTAATACATTGAATGATTATACCATTAAGGTTGTAAAACAACGGAAAGCTATCCGAATGAAATTAGCGGTGAATAATAGGATTGGGTATATCTATCGAGATATAAATGACAAATATGTTACTGTGAATATACGTCCTACTGTGGCAAGTTCTCAATATTATACTATATTGAAATTGAACTCTAATCCAACCTATACGATTACTGTTGACGATGTTGCATATGGTAGCTCGATTGATGTTGTGCATTATGGTGATTACCTTGCTACTAGACATGTTCAAAACACTGCCGGTAGACATAATAGTCCTAGACAAAGACGAATTCGGGTCACTGAGTATGATTCCAATGAACGTATAATAAAATCTGAAACTGATGAAGAACGAGGCACAATACATCATAGCCCTCAAAATGATTCGGTTCCACATACTGTAATCATACCTTTCCCAAATCAAATATCTAGTGACTCATCATTTAAAATTGAATTAAACCCAAATGCCACAATTAATGATGCATCATATTTTGTAAATAATGATGGTGGTGAGTATCAAAATAAAATGCTGTTAATTAACTACTATAATAGTATTGATGATATTATGAGAGCTAGCTCAAATACATATCATAATATAACTGATTAATTTAGAATAGAGAATACGGATTTATTCCGTATTCTCTATTCTTTTTCTGATTTTTCATAGTCTTGGTTACAAATATATATTATTCGAATGAATACATTGATGATGTATTCATGGATACAATATTTTTATATTACAAAGGAGGAGACTAATGGGAATTAACAAATCAGATTTATCATTCTCAAAAGAATGGGTATCTGAAATGAAAACAAAACTTATGCGAACCTATCCATCAATGTCAGAATCAGATATTGAGGAGAAATTATATCGCATTATTAATACAAGAATGAAGGATCATCCTTGTTTATTAGATAATAACTATTTAGGGACATCAAGAGATACTACCCTATTAGCTATGACAGAATTCTTTGCTAAACAGAAACCGATTTTAGCAGGATATGGTGTATTATTTAAACCCCATGATAAATCAGCCAATGCTTCAGCGGGTCTATTGATTGAAAGTTTGGATAATCGTAATAAGATTAAAGCCGAACGTAAGAAATACCCACAAGGGTCTTATGAATTTCTTGTGAGAGATATTGGTCAAGGTAATGAGAAAGTTATCGCCAACTCATATTACGGTGCCGCAGGTGCTGATACTTCCGTATTTTACAATCTATACGTAGCAGCATCTACAACAGGTACAGGACAAGCATTGATTGCTACGGCAGAAACATCATTTGAGGCTCTATTAGAAGGAAATATTAAATTCTTTGATTTAGATGAGTGCCTTCTATTTATCGACAGAGTTATCAAGACTGATATGGATATGAACTTTGAAGTATCTAATCCATATTCGGATGATATGGTGAAACGTGTTGTTGATAGATTACTATCTCAATTCAGAGATGATCAATCAGATAATGACGACTATAGAACGATGTTAACAACGATAGTGTCTAATCTGTCTAACTATGATCAACTTCGATTGTACTTTAAGAATAACCTATATGTATTCTTACGAGATGTACCTGAAGTTAAAGAACTTTTAACAATTCTATGTTCCGAAACAAAATCGTTCCGTAATCCAAATAAGGTACCAGAAGAAATCGAAGATACGATTACTACATTATGGCAATATATCTTCCATAATGTATGTCATATTCACCCAACACGGTCTCGTATTGTTCGAGATAGTCAACATACTCGATTTGCCACAGTGACACAAGATACAGATTCCACTATGGTAACGATTGCTAAATATATGGAACTTATGTTAAGTCAAAATCTTACCAATCAAGTAGCTGCTGACAACGAAGATGAGTTAGACTTCATCTGTTGTAATATCATGGCCTATATATTAACGCGCTATTCACAATGCTTCCTAGAACGATATTGTCAAGATGTGAATATGCCAGCAGACCAACATAAGCGTATCAATATGAAGAATGAGTTTTATAACTTAACAATGATATTGACACCAAAGAAGAAGCGGTATGTATCATATACTCGATTACAAGAAGGTCAATTAATTGACCCACCTATGGTTAAGATTTCGGGTTTAGACTTTATTAAGTCCACTACCTCAGATGATGTAAAATCATTCTTTACATCTATTATTCATGATGATATTTTGAATGTTGATGAAATCAATGTAAGTTCCATTATTCGTAAGATTAAGAACTTCAGAGAGATACTCAGAAGCTCATTCCTTAATGGTGAACTAACCTATTTAAACCTAGTATCTGCAAAAGAACCAGAAGCCTATAAGAAACCATATAGTCAGCAAGCCATTAAAGCAACGATCGTATGGAATGCTGTTGAAAAGAATCGACTCATTAACCTTCCAGAAAAGATATTCATTGTTAAAATGGATTATAAAACAGAGAAGCGATTTAATGATAACATTGATCGATTTGGTGATGTGGCTGATATTATCCGTAAGGAAATATTTGAAAGCCCTATTGGTGAGATTGCTAAAGGTGGTATCACTGTAGTAGGTATACCACAAAACATTGATCGATTACCACAATGGGTAATCGACACGATGGATATTGATACTATGGTAGATGATATCATCTCTAAATTTAATCCTATCTTAGAAAGTTTAGGAGATATTACCCTACGTACACGTTCTGGCACTTCTCATATGAGCAATATTATTGACTTATAATGAGGAGGGTTATATGAGTAAAAAGGGACGATATATATTAACCGCAGTGGAATGGTTCATTCGACTCGGTTTTGGAGCAGTTTGTATTATAATCCTATATGGATTATTGAAACTACTTGATGTTATTTATTAAGGAGACACAATGAATGGATACATTATTATTTACATTTAGGGTTGATGAAATCAACAAAGTAGAGTCTGAAGGGAAACGATTCTTTATCCCTGGGTGCTCTTGGTGCTATTATACCGTATACGGTAATAAAGTAATTCTAAAGGATATGCAGGATAATCAACTCGGTTATCTAAACGATGTTGAAAACCTTGATATCTTAGGGTTATATGTAAAATCATTACCTGGAACCTATCGAATCCGTAAGGTATGGGAACATCGTGATGATAACAAAGTGAATATGTCATGGATTGGTGCTATGGGTTGGATTCAAGCCAATCGGGTATTCGATATTGATGAAATCTTATTGGATACATCAGTTCACCCCATTGTGATTCGATCTTTCCCAGAAGATGGTGGTATTATATTACGATATGACCCAATCGATTCGATAGGGGTTGACATATATAAAGCTACACGTTGGATGGGGGATCAAAAAACGATTCTTGATATGAATAGTAGTGATATTACACGAATTTTCAGTCTTACTAGAATTTTGGATCCCACGGATATCACACATACAATAGGAGTAAGCCGTAAAGGTGATGGTTCTATCGTTGAGATTCAAATACATATTGAATCATTATTACCATCCGTCTTGAGGCAACAACTTAACGCCGTACTTAAATTCACTCCATACGCAGTTATCGAATCACTCAGTCATACTAGATTAGCGATTTCAGATAGCGATAGAGAACACGAACTTATTATACTGGATATCCCAGAGCTTATTAATTCAACGATTACGTTAGAATATAATGAAGCTACAAAAGTTCTTAGTATGAAATAATATAGAGGAAACTAACGTTTCCTCTATGTATATATTATGAATAAGTTCGTATATCGAAGTTTACAATAAACTATTGTAACATATTTTATTGATTTGGAGGAAATTATGGAAAGTTATGATGTAGAACTTGTTGGTGATATCAACTATGAAGCCTATCACAAGCGACTTACTGATACCGTATTTAATATCCATGCCATTGTAGAAGATAAGAAACAGTGGAAAGCGGTATTTAATGAACTATATACATACATGAAACAGGGATATGAACAAGAAAAAGTTCGTAAACACCCTGTGCAATTTAGATTTTCAACTGATAAAGCCGAACAGATTAAAACCATGCCAGTGACTCACTTCATTGTCAATCTAATCATCTGGAATGCTTTTAGAAAGTTGGATAAAGTAGAAGATATTGGTAGTCCCCATATCTTCGATGGTGCTAAAATTACGGAAGATTATATTGCTGATTATATCAACCATAATTTAATCGCACCATACCATAAAGAAGTAGATATCATCTCCATGAATGAAGCATTAGATGATATGATCTATGCATTATCCCAAATCTTCACTGATTTTGGTATTTTAGCTGGTACAACGATGGATATGGAATCCTTTATTGAGTTGGCTCAACGCTATCCTAGATTCCGTGAAATCTTACACACTAAATTGGATGATACATTACAACCAAAAGAAATTGAAGATACCATCTTCAATTCCCGTAAAGAATTCTTGGATATTATTGTTAATGACGAAGATAACCATCTAAAACCATTCTTAGTAACGGGTGCTGGTATCAATACAGGACAGTTACAAGAATTTGCTATCTCAGGTGGGTTAAAACCAGATGTTGAAGGTAATGTTATTCCAGTACCAATCAATAGTAACTACATTGCTGGCGGCTTGAATTCTATCAATAACTTCTATATCGATGGTCAAGCGGGTCCAAAAGCATTGATTATGAACAGTACAGTTATGGGCAAATCAGGTCACTTTTCCTATAAGACCATGATTCTCACATCATCCTATAATATCAGTAAAACTGTTGATGACTGTGATACAAAACGGTTAATTGAACTTCATGTCACTAACCGAAAAGTATTAAAGAAGATCAATGGTCGCTATTATCGGTTACCTGATGAAGATCCATCCGTATTACATGTAGTGAATATGGAAACAGATGAGCATTTGATTGGTAAAACGATTCTTATGCGTTCTCCAGTTACATGTACGGCACATGATGGTATCTGTCATAAATGCTATGGTGATTTGTATTATATTAATAATACACCAAGTTTCCATGCAGGACGATTTGCTGCTACGCAAACAAACAACCCAATCCAACAAAAGATTTTGTCCACTAAGCATATGCTAAAAACAAATTCCGATAAGGTTGAGTTTAGTGCAGACTTCTATCGCTTCTTTGCATTAGATGCGAATAAAATCATCTTTAATATGGACTCAAAAGAAGATTTGAGCCAATGGTTCTTACAAATTCGAAATGAAGATTTGTATACCATGGATGATATTAGTAGTTCGGATTTCAATGATCATACAGAGATTATTTATCTCAGGAACAAGGATACAGACGAGATGATTCCTATTCAAGAAATTGGAAAACCTGATGATCCTCGCGAGCTATACCTATTCTCTGATGTAAGTAAACATCTAAAACCTATTGGTGCCGACTTCATTGGTATTAAATTAAGTGCATTGGATATTGAATCCCCAATCGCTATGATTAATATTGTTAATAATGAAGTAAGTAAACCATTGAAGAATATTATCCGTCTATTGGATAAGAAAGACCATTATAATTGTACAACGATTGATGAAATGGTTAATGCCTATAACAAATTGACTATCGATTCTGGTATGAGTGTAGATTCTGTACACACAGAAATGATTCTTAAAGGATTAATCCGTAGTACGGAAGATATTCTACAACCACCAGCATTCAACAATGAAGAGAAGATGAACGACTATCAAATCTTAACGGTAAGTAAAGCATTGGCATATAGTCCATCTATCGCTTTATCATTATCGTTTGAAGAATTAGGTCGTCAATTCGTTAAACCATCTACGTACAATAAATATCGTAAATCCGATTACGATATCTTCTTCAAAGAAGAAATTAAAGATGAAGCTAAAAAATACAATCGAGCTCAAAAGCAATATAATGAAATTATGAAAGAGCTTAAATTGCGTAAGTTAGCATCTAAAGAATTACCTTCTGATGAAGAGTAACGTAAGTAAAAGAGAATGGGTTCGCCCATTCTCTTTTTTTACTGTTACACCTAACGATTGTAAGTATATATTATAAATATGAGGATATGTTAAGCCTCATAGTTATATCTTTTAATAAGGAGGAAAATACAATGGAGAAGTTACTTATTGGTAACATGACCAAAAAAGAGGTTAAGGCGTTGACCCGTCTAGTGGAACAACGCAATCCTAAGTTGATGGAGTTGGTTAATTGTACCCATACCACAAAGAATGGGCAATTGGCAACTTTCAAACTAAGTGACGGTAGATTTCGATGCCGTCACTGTGGAGTGATATTAGACATCCGCATGTCCCAACAATGTGTGACTCCACGAAATGGGAGGATCGATGTTGCCGACAGAATTCAACACGCAAAAGCCGAAACCATCAAATTCCAGAAAGATTCTGAACATGGCTATGAAATTTGGGTAAAACTCCCAAAGAAAATGGTTGAATTGTTACAGTCCCGCTATAATAATGAGCAAATAGTGGATCAAGTTGAGTCATTGTTACAAGATGCCAGACGTATCAGTATCCCAAAATGGATGGATACTGTAGCTGGTAGGTTATATGGGCTTGATCGAAATGTTCCATATGTGAACTTGATGATCAAGATACCCCATATATTTCGAAGAAACCTATCCTGTTCAGATAGCCAGCTAGCTAATTGGGCAGTAAGGGTATTATGGTCTATGCTTAAAGATGACCAATCATCAATCAATGATCTATACTTGAATAGTGAAAACTTTATGCAATTGGCAAAACAAAGTTACCACTATAGATCGATGGATGCCTATAAAAATGCCACATTGGACGAATGGTTAGTACAAGCATCAAGAAAGGCGACCGCACCAAAACGATTAGTAAAAGAAAGGGGAACTGTTAATGATTGAAAGTAGAGAACTTGATAAGAAGTTCCAAGAATTCTTGAATGTCTGCAATATGACCAAGAGAGACCCGATCATCGAATTGAATCGGGCGATTGAATATATCAATTCCAATAATAAGGAAATTAAATATATTGACGCAATATCCATTAGCCAAATCACTCCAACATTGGCTAACTGGATTAACAACAACCAAAAAACGTTATCAAATCGAATGATGGATATCGTTGATTTGCTAGAACGTACAAATTGTCGTATTGTGTCTCATATAGGTAGGAACGTATCTGCCCATGCTATGAAAGAGACGCAA